AATACCATCGCCAATATACTCAACAATGCTAAAAAATTTAGGTGACTGCATAAAAGTGTAGGCAACACTACTTTCATCAACTATATTTATATGAGTAGAATCTCCTAGGCTAAATCCGTTAGAATTAAAAGATGTCAACGTACTCGCGTCATGTACCTCAATATCAGCGTAGTCTGTCCTTATAAAGTTAGTAGCCTCTCTTAGAGTATCGGTGAGTATATGCCACCCAACAGCAGACCTTAGCTTAATCCATACTAAACCTTTATTATTAACAAGGTCTAGGCCTGTGACACAGTCGTACACTATACCATTACCTTGGTATACGTATACATTGAATATTTCTTCAATAGGCACTCCGCCCTTGGAACCGCTTGCTGCTAATAGTTCTTTTAGTGGGCTGCTCATGGGGTCACCTTTATTGAAGAGCCTCGTACGGTTGTACCACCATCGACAGAGGTAAATATTAACTTCATAAATGTCTCCGTATCAGGCGCAGCGCCCTCATCCCAAGTGACCCCAGTCCATGTTATTACTTCAGTTCCCGCAGTCGTTAATTCAAGCATCACGATACTTGCGTCTGCAGTCCAGTCAGAGAATGTAAACACTGAGTCTACTGAGATAGTCTTAGTCTGTACATTGGCTGCCGCTACATTGATGTTTAAATCACCTATGGCCTTTAACTTATCAGTTACCACAACACTCTCTACTACCACTGAAGTATCTAAGTGAATGACTGGAAAGGCAGGGTCTGTTGAGTCGACACCGATATTAGTACCGCCGATTATCAGTTCAACAGTACCTATGGTGCCCCTACTGGCTACCAGACCCCAGTTTACCCCGGGAGGCTGACTATTGTTGTTAGGTGACATAGCGACATAGGAGGAACCCTCACTATCCACCATGTCGAGGGTGACATAGGTTGCTATGCTGCTCCATGCACCCCTTGGCACAAGTACGATGGCTGTATTGGCACCAGATAAGGATTGCTGGTATACACTCGCCATGACGGTTGTGGCAGCCCCGGTACTAACCAGAGTTATATAATCTTGCTGGGTTAGATTGAGTGCTTTACTTAAAGTATAAGCTGAGTTCGCTGCCAATATAACTGTTTCAACAACATTAGTCAGACCAGTAGCCTGATTATATAAGCTAACTGTGATGACCTCCTCTATCCCAGAGGGGTTATCCAACACCAACCCATGTATAGATATCTCGAATCCCGCAGGGACGGTGTATAGCACATTAGGTACTACCCCGATAACTTCTGCTTTATTTAAAAATGACATTGCATGTTCCTCAATCTATGAGCCAAAGACGATAGCCAAACCTACCATAGTGTCGTTCGTGGCGTAATTTGCATCGTTCGTTAATAATGAGACGTTATCGCCCTCCTCTACTATAGTGTCAGGGGTTCCCACTGCGACATACTGGTCAACAGACCATCGGTACAGTAGGTTAGTGTCCTCAGCACCATAGAGGTACCCTGCATTGCCGGTGACCGGAAACGCTGCTAACTCAGTGTAGTAAAATACTTCATCACCGGTATTCACCCCGGATACTAAAGGGATATCCCCCACAGTAGCCAATGCATTGGCAGCTGAGGGCGCGTTCGCCGCATCCAGTGATGCTTTCTGGTCTGGTGTCAGTTTAATAGCTGCCAAGCTGTCAATAGCTGCTTGAACATTAGTACCTAGAGAGTAAATATCAGTGTATGAAATATTGATAGCTGAAGTGGCTTCACCGCCAGAACTGCTGGAGGATACTGCTGAACCTAAAGGGAATATTTCTGCAGTAAGACCCCATGTGGTCGTGCCTTTTAATACTACCATTTGCGCTAAAATTATAAACTTAGTCGTTTCTGCCGGGAATAGATGAGACGCTTGGTCGGCAAACAGGTTGCTTTTAGCGGTCTCATAGTTGTCATACTCTTGTTGACCATAGGATAGAACAAATACTCCAGATAAAGATTGAAGTAAATAGTGTATCACAGCATTATTATTAGTTATGGTACTAACGCCTGAGCCATCTGGCTCATACACATCAACTGGTACTTGGTTCGTAACAGTGTCTGTAATTGTAGTCCCGTCGTTATATTGCAAAGGGTAGAAGTTAACCCCTTCAGTTGTAGACCCATCAGCAGGCACTGCTAAAACATTTTGATTATCCAGCGCATTCTCATAGTTCACACCACTGCCAAATAGAGAACCTATGTCCCTCCATACAGTCATATCCCCTATAGCGGTGGGCCTTGTTAATAGACCCTTAAGACGAGATGTAGTCGGCATAAAGCTGATAATATCTAGTACAGTATTACCTATTTGATTGCTGACTATTGGGGCAAATTTTACTGCAGTAATGACCCTATCAACATACTCTACAAAACCTAGAATAATTACAGAACGTCGCTGAGCATCACTCGTTCCATTAGGGTATGCTGTTATTACACCTTGCCCATCCCCTGAGGTCGTCTTCGCCACACCAATACCAGTAAAACCAAGCCCTGAGGCTACTGGCATACCTGCGTTGGCCAGCAGGTCAAAGGTAGTCTCTGCCCACGATACCTCTTTAGTTATCTGCGCCTCTGGGTCAGAGTAGCTGTTTACTATTTCACCATTGCCTGCAGCCACTAAAATGGATGTTGTTCCTGCACCAGTTATTGCGCCCCCGGTTTCTAAGGCTGTGACCGCTGATTCCCGGAAACTAACATCTATATCTAATATCCCTATGGCATCTGTATTACCTGAAATATCTGTAGTATTTTGAGACACTTCAGAGTTTAGGGTGTCTATATTTATGGAATTATTCGCAATATCTGCGGTATTATTCGCAATATCAGTGTCATTCTGCCCTACAGAGGACTCCAGCACTATAATACTGGTTGTATTGGCAGCTATCTCTACATCATTCTGCTGTATGTTAGAGGTGTTGGTGGAGATTGTGTTTGAGTTGACTACTATGGCCGCTGTGTTAGCCAGAATGTTTACCGCATTGGCCTCTATGTTATCGGTGCCTGCAGCAATGTCACTCTGGATAGCTTTGTATGCTTCTGCATTAATTGACCCTGAAACTATTGCCAAACCTGATAGGCTTAGCGGAGTGGGGTTTGATTTATTAAACACGCCTATCTTTAGTGTGGATTGAACTTGTGTTCTGGCAATGGTATTACTACCGTTAAATAGGCCGATACCCGCCTCCCGATTGGTACCATCCTCAATGGAATAATACACTTCACCGGCCAGTAAAGCATCCCTGAACCGAGTAAACCCGACATCATTTCCAGTTAATATTAGGTCGCCAGCGCCTAAGGTGCTACTACCTTCTTTTATCCAGTTTTCTGCTTGTTTAGACATTATCCGGTCCTTATTTGTAGAGGTGTGCCTGACCATCTGGCCCGACTGTCGGCATCTTCTATACTGCTTATGGCGTCTAGGAATCTGTCATCCCATAACTTAGCAGCATCAGCGTTCTTAACAAACGAACTAACCTCTACCATCCCTCCAAAGATATACGCGTCTGAGGCATAGACTGATACCCAGTTTTGAGGGTTGGCTACGGTTAGTGGGGGTATCAACCTATAGTATGCTATTTCTAATTCAGCCAGCGATTGAATAGGGGATATCTGTATCCGTTGACCAATGATATTATAATAAATCCCGGCAGTAGTGAGGTTACCTACAGAAACCATTTGCTCAGGGGACAGCATGTGCAGAGTGGTGTTAGTCCCACCCCCAACCATCTTAATGGAGCGTAGTCCTGAGAAGTCTGGCGGCAGTGTATAATATTCCTGACCCTCTAATAAGGTTATTGAAGATAGGGCTACCATCTTTCCAACATTCAATAGTCTGCCTATCCTAATCTCAGCGATACGCAGAAACTTATCAAGTCTGTCCAGTACCTCAACATCCTCTCGGTCTGAGTATGTGGCGAGTAGGTCTATTATGTCATCATAATTCATTTTAAACTCTTTAAATATTCAATAAATTCTTTTAATGAAACAATGTGCTTTGATGCTAAAAACCATGCAGCAAAGAACCCTGCCGCAGTCACCATCAATACTAGGACCACTGTGGGAAATAGTTTTATCAGGTCCTCTAAAGTAAGTAATTCTAAGGCTATATTATTCACGAAGTAAGCCTGTAATTTACTTTTGTACCCTCTCTTACAGAGGTTTTTGCCGCAGGGACCTGTATTGTGACCAACCCTAGAACCGGGGTTCCAAATCTACTAGCTACCAAGTCTTCTGCTTCAATGGCGGCTATGGCTGCGGCTTCAGTTAAACCGATAACTTCAGGGACAAACCTAGTGGACTTGTGACCGGGGATATGTGCGTTACCGGTAGATTTACTCAGACCCTTAATTCCTGCATGTTTTGCATACGCAGGACCTGCAAGGCCGCTTGTACGCATCATCATTATCGGTTTCATTACGCTAATATCGTATTGTGGGGGATAGAACAACATGGCGCATCACCCTTTCCCACTTGACCCCCTGTGGCACTATCAGTTACTAACCACCCTGCGGCCCATGAAGTGTTATCCTCTGAGCCGGATATGTGAGGGTTATCAGTTACTGGGAAGTTTGTAGCAGTGCCCTTTGCTCTGTATGCCAAGCCCTCACAAAAAGCTTTACTGGCTGATAGGTGCCCTGCCCCTGCATTATTAAAAACTCCACCAAAACATAGCTTACCTGACATTTTAGTCTCCTTGGACCAGACAGGCTTTGCCTGCTGGTGTCTGTAAAAATCGGTTCATTTCTTGTGCAGCTATTTTCTGGTCTTTACAGCTCAGGTTATAGCCATCACGTTTTGCTTGTTCAAAAATAATAAAGGGAATGCTGGCAACCTGTCGGCCCCACACACCCCCTTCCTCACCCTGTCCGAGGTCCCGAAGAATGCCCTTACTGCGACGTAAGTCCGCATTCCGGTCAAGTATCAGTTGCTCAGTGGGTTGCGTCAGCTTATGCGTCAGAACCCCTGTATGCTCCTGATAATGGATATCACTCCTCAGGACCTCGTCCATCAGACTTTCGTCATATATTGTGACAATGTCGAATATTCGGCAATGGTTGCGATTCCTTCGCCTCCGGGTTTAATTTTCCCGTTAGCCAGATTGAGAGCACCTTTGTGGATATTCTTAACCTTGAATTTTGCAGGCTGAACTGCAGGGGCGTCTACTGGTGCCTCTGGCGCTGCTGCTGCTGCTGCTGGTGGCGCTGCTGGTTTTGCTGCTGGTGGCGCTGCTGGTTTTGCTGCTGGCATGATATGCCCTCCAAATTATGGTAAGTATGCCCCAACCTCAGGGCATACTGAATTTACACATTAAAATATTTAACCTGATACTACTGCTAGTGTAGGGTCAATATCCGCGATAAGGCCGTGAGCCTTCTCAGTGTTCACAATCAAAGTCCAGTCAACCAGCATCTGGCGACGTTCTTTCTGACCCAGTCTTGCCAGTTCATCAGTACGATAACCTTGCAGGTAACATAAGGACAGATACTCAGGGTCAAGGATGAAGACATCAGCCACATCAAGTGTGGTGCTCACATCTTTATACTTTTGCTGAAGGCGATTAGGAACCATAAGCAGAGTGCCGAAGTCAGTAACGAAGACGTTAACCGAACCCAGAGCTGCAGCTTTTTCTTTGGACTTGCCTTGGTCAGACATGATGGTACCGACACGAGCAGAGCTGGTGAACAGGTACTCAGAGAACTTACGAATGATACCCGGAATGGACATCATCTTGGTAGGGTCTCCACCTTCTTCATAGATGCTTTCTACCGCATCACGAATCATGACTTCAGACAATGCACGACCAGCGCCCGGGATACGAGCGGTAGTCACTGTGGTGCCGCCGCCAGCTTTATCGAAACCGCCGGAAGTACCGCCGCCATCATCATAGGTGGTGGTTAGCCATGTGGGCAAGCCACCTGCTTTACCGACCACATCATTAGCATTATCATCTGCTACAGACGCTTGGTTATTCAAGGCCATTGCCTCAACGTCACGGCGCAACTCTTGCTGTCGACGCATCAATTGATAGCTCAGCTCTTTTGCACGACCAATTGTGTTGGATGCATTAGAACGGAAGGTAACCTCGACCACCTTATCAGAAATCTGGTGATGGTTACCGACACGATTGCCGAGCTTGGTATCATTACCTGAAGCATCTGCACCATCACCAACCGCATTGGTCAGGTCTGGTTGCGCCAGCTCATCTTGGGTCCATTCTTTGTATTCATTTTTGGCAGTACCCGAACCAACCATGTCTGTGAAAGGAAGAGGGATTTTGCTAATATCCCAGATTTTGTTCATTACATCTTCACGAATCAAGCCACCTACAAGTGCTGATTTTAAGTCGGACGATGCTAGTGCTGCTGTTGTAGCCATGTTATCCACCCATTAGGAGTTCGGCGACTGCGTCAGTCTGAAGATCTCTTTTTGCTGCTCCAGAAGCTGTCTTAGCCGCTCTAGTTAATTTGTCTAATTTAGAGAGCTTGGCGACTTTTCTCACGCCACCCCTCTTCTGTACTCTTGGCACCTTGACTAATTTTTTCTTCCCAGCTTTTTGTCCTTTTCGGAAAGCCATGGCATCTTTCGCCATTTCTATCGTCCGGGAGTCAGTGACGTGCTTAAAGTCTTCGTCGCCAAACCCATAGGCCTCGCTGGCAAAGTCTCTTATAGCGGTCATATCTTTGGCATAAGCTGCCTTATTGGACCATGTGGGGTTGTTATTCAACATAGAGTCCCACTGACCCTTAAGATATACCTGCTCTTTAGCTTTGAACTCTTTCTGAGCTACTTCGTCCGCTTCAGTAGACTGGCTTTCCAGTACCTGTTTCATTCGCTGAACGCGCTGATACTTGGTACCAAATTCCTGTCGCTTTGCAGACCACTCAGCAGGGTCAAATTGTCGCAGGTCATCCCATTCGACGTGTTCAAACTCCGCCATGAGTTCCTGCTCCAGCATCTGTGTGAGCTGCTGGTTGCGCTGTAAAGTTTCTTTAATCTCGGTTGCTTTGGCAACCACTGCATCATCAAAGGCTTTGCGGTCGTCTGCAAAGGCTTTTGATTTATTGGTCAGGCTGCCTTCTGTCTGATTAATCTTAATCACATCTGCTAAAGACATCTGGCTATTTTCACCATCAATCTTGAGGTTAATCTTGAATCCACCATCGTCCAGTACGGATAGTTGGCTCTCATCAATGCCTAACATCTTGGCTAAGGACTCATCGTCTACGCCATCAGCAGCTTCATCAGCTTCATCAGTTTCTTCATCAGACTCGTCAACATCATCATCACCATCGGTAGATTCGTCAGGTAGCTCTTCAGCGCCGTCATCATCTTCAGTGTCTGGTGTTGCAGGTGTCTGTTCATTGGTGGGGTCAGCTTCGCCTTCGCCACCAGAATCATCACCACCCATTAATAGGGCTGCAATATCATCAATGGGGTCGCCGACGTTCGCCTCAAGGGTGGAATGGTCTTCGTTACTCATTGGGTACTTCCTCTCTCATTATTAATTTAGTTATCAGCTTTGTCAAGGGCTTGCTGCTTCTCGACGTCAGCCATCTTGCCTGTGTTAATCACAGTTTGTAGTTCCATCTGAAGGGCGTTCAAACTTTTCAGCTGGTGGTGCGCATTCACTAAGGCATCAGTTGACCCCAGTGGAAGCTCTTTAATAAGGTCCAAAATCTGGGCCTCTTTATCCCGGAAAAAATCTCCAAGGAAATCTTTTCTGAGCCGCTTGGCCTGTCTGGCCTCATACAGCTCGTCTTCTAATTGTGCGTTCGATGTCATGGTTCAAACCTCTGTTGTATGTTGAATAGCCATTGCATTAGCTCTTGGCGCTTGGCGTCTGCTCTGGCTTTGAGTGTTGCTGCGTCTGGCATTATGTCAAACTCCTGACCCGCTGCAGGAAACTTATGGCTTGTGGTCTCCTCGAACTCAGGGTACTTGTTTAAGTCGAACCCTGCTATCTGGTTTGTCTTTTTACCAAATTTCATGGCTTCATCATAATCCAGTATCTGTTCAGCAGGTTCTACATACAGGTCGTCCCCCTGTTTCCATGCACCCATTTTCTTACCCGGCTGAGCATAGTATGGAGCGTTCTCCTGCATATAGCCCTTGAGGTCCTCTGGGGTTGCATTTTGCATGATAGAGTTTAGCCCGGTATTTGTGTTGGGCTCTGATGCTACCATAAAACCTTCGCGCTCTACCGGGGCTCCTGACACAGGGTTGACACTTGCTCCCCCAGTCTCATCAATTTTCTTTATTATATTTTCTGGTATTGCTTCTCCATGACGCCCGACATGCCCTTCACGAATTTTTGGTGAGGATAGGTATGGGCTTGTGGGGTCAATCGCACCCTGCCGAATCTCTTCAGCTCTGTTGGTCAATCCCTCCACATAGGCTGCATCGACATCCTGAGTCGCACCACCAAGGTCCATAGAGCGGGCATCAAACTGCTCCCCTTTATCTAGGGGGTTGGCCCGACGCTGTGCCGTCCAGTCACGCCAGAAGTCCTTGCTTGGCATGCCTCCCTCAATACCGCCCTGATAGCCACGGCCTGCTTCCAGCATCGTGTTATAGGTGTTATGGCCCACGTCAGGGTTCTCAAGGATGTTACCGGTAGTGTGTGACATGGCCTGACCTGACTGGCCTACTGGGACATTCATCAGGGATGGCTCTGTGACTGCAAAACGTGCTGCATTCTGGTCCGGGAAAAACCGTTGAAAGTCTTTGCTATTGGCTACCTGCATGAATTTTTTACGCACATCACCAACTCTGTGGAACAGCTCAGAACTCATAGGGTCATTCATCCCCTGCCACCGGGGCTCCAGCTTACGCATAGCCCGGTCAAACTGCTCCATCTTGGTCTTGGATACGTTACCGCCCTTCATCATCTCAAAGAAGGTATCAGAGGTCATCTTATTGAAATCTGTGGGGTCATGACCCATCGCTGAGTAGGCCATGACAGGGTCACGACCTCGCGCCTTCTGCCCTTTGACTCTGTCCTGAATGGAGGTTATGCGGCCTTTATCAGAGGCCCATGTTGCGTCTTTACGCTTCATGAAATCCATGCCACCCTCAAGCTCTACCGGGCTCTCTAGGGGTATTCCGCCTGCTTCAGTGACCTTGCCTCCATACTGAGACCTATCCCCTGTTGCAGACAGCAGGGTCGTTTTGTTCTTAATTAACTCATCCCAGTCAGGCTCAAAGGACTCCGGTACGTTGGGGTCGTTATCCACTTTTCTGGTGTAGTCGTCGATAGACTGAGGTAACTTCTTGGACCCGAGCGGGTGCCATTTACCCGAATCTTTGGCCTGCTGCGCTGACTCACGGGGTTTCTTGGCACTCATGCTTCTGCTGGACTTGGAACCCAGCGTCCCTGTTATGTCTATAAGCTCGTCAAAGGGCCGGTCAAACCGCAGAGCACCGCCTTTGATAACCTCATCGATATCTGCCTCTGGCATATCGATATCTTCCATAATACGGATGTCTTCCCTGGTAGGTGGCAAAATCTGATGTGTCCTCCAGCTTCTGCCTCTCCTCTATGAGCTTGTTGGTGCCAGTCTTCGTAAGAGCAATGTCCCGGGCATCCTTTTGGAGTTCTGAGCGCTCAGCAAAGCTCAAGGAACCATACTCACGGTCCCCCAGAAGCTCCTCTCTGGCATCTGTCTGGGCCTGCTTGTACTCAGCTGACCCTCGACTGTCTGCTATTTGTTTCTCGACCTCTCCAATTTTCTTTTCGTTATATAGTCTGGCCGCCTCAAGATTTGAGCCGCCTACTCTACCCTCAATATCCTGTACGGCATGCGCCAGACCTTCGTGTGCTGCCACAGAGGTGACATCAGAGGATGGGTCTACCTGAATACCATGGTTCCGGCTTCTCATAGGTGTATACATCCCTTGAGCTGTCCCTTCCAGCTTATCCAGAGTGAACGGTACATTAGCCAGTTCAGGGTATGCAGCGAAACCTTTGTCATGCCCGAAGAAGTCACCGAACTTACCCGCTACTGACGGCGTATTCATTTTCATGGTGCGTATGCGGTCACTGAAATCGGCCATATCAACTTTCAAATCGTCTAAGGTAATAAGACCATCGTTATAGATATATCATCTTTATGTGTTTGAAGTGCGTCAAGTCTCTCTGTAGACTTAAAACCGGTGTCCGGGATGTTGTACACCCAGTCACCCTCTTTCAGCTCAACCCAGTCAGTATGCTTCTTAATCTGGTCCCTGCTGGCACCGCCAGCTTTCATCTCTTTGGCATCAGCCAATGCGTCAAGGTCTGCTCCCTGAGCTTTAGGTCCAGCCCACATTCCCTTCTGTTTGCCGCCCATCCCTTTGCTGGAAACTTCAGGGTAATTAACAGCACCCTTTGCACCTCTGAAAAACGGCATAGATAAGATGGCTTCAGGGATAGCAGTGGCCCCCGCCGCTATGGTTGGTGAGCCGGTGATATCGAACGCAGTGTCCCCAAATGTTTTGTTCAGGTTTTGCATCGACTCGCCTATCGGCTCCATGGCATATGCTATGTCCTGCAAACTCTCCTTCGACCCTTGTCTCCGGGGTTGGTAGGTCAGCGCCTCACGTATATTCTCTATGGCCTTGACCCCTTTATCAGCTCCTCGTGTCGCCGCCAGTATGCCTCCTAATCCTGCTATAGGTTCGGCAATCATAGGGGATGTGACCCCTAAGAAGGTCTCAATATCATCCCATATATCACGTTGCGGTATCGGCATTCTTATTCGCCTCATGTTGTGCGCTAATATCACGCTGGTTAGCCAGTTCCATTTCAGTCAGCTTAAGGGCCTCATTCGTCGCCCTATCCTCCTCTTTCTGATTCAGCTTAGCGTATTCAAGAGCCATCTTCTCGCCGCTCTCTATCGCCTTAAGCTGAGTCTGTACTTCATTCAGCTGTTGTTCCAGAGAGGCCTTCTCATTCTCTGAGGTCTGCTTGAACGCCTGCAGTTGACCCTTACCTTGCTCGATAGCCACTTTGGCCTTCTGTGATTCCAGAGCTGCCTGACCCTTCATCACCTCAGCCTTGCCCAGTTCAGTCTGCGCCTTGACCATCATCTGCTCTATCTGGTCTTGTTTCTGCTGCTGTTGTTTCTGCTCTTGGTCTTTGCTCTGTTGCTTCTTCTTGCCTTCATTGCCATTGGGGTCTAGGAAGTATGGTGCTGCGCCAGTTAGACCTGACACCCGACAGAACTCATCCATTGATTCAAACAATTGCGGCTGGTCTACCATGATATTTCGGGGGTCAGTTATCATTTGAGATTGATAAGCAATAACCTGCTGAATAGCGCCCACTTTCCGGGAATCGTCTCCGGTTCCAGTACCCACGGTGACTGTGGTGCGGGACCTCTCACCCCACTCAGACGGGTTAACTTCAGCCCACTCACCTTTGAATTTAAAAGAGGTGATATTGTTCTTATAGCGGACCAGATTATCTCTTATTTTTAAGTAAGCAGGTTTAACTCCAGTTTCAGCAACCACTCGAACCATTAGCCCGACCAGCTCTTCCTTGGCTGTCAGCAGCTTGGCGACACCCTCAGAGCCCACTGCTGTGCCCAAGGCATCGACCTTCCCGGCAGTCTCAGGGGACACTCCGACACGGCCTGTGCGGACTTGGTCAAGGTAGTCCAGCATCTGGTACCCTTCCTGACCGATAGGCTGAACCTCCAGCTCCCGAATCATACCGGGCTGCTTAACGCGCTTAATTCCGCCGGGTCTCGATACGAGCAAGTCATCAAGGTTCACCTGTGGCTCGACTCCCTCTTTCTCGCGATTGTTCTGCAGGTACAGGTTATCCATGATGTTACGCCACAGGCTGGTCTTCTGGTCCTGCAGCTGTTTAAGACGGTCATAGATAGACAGGCCATAGAACTTGTGAGCCATGATAATGCATGAACTGGATACGAATGGATTCTCCTCCGCTGGTGATACTTCAAGCACGTCGGTGGGTTCGTCCGAACCGAGTACAGTAATCCGCATCAACTTGGCAATTCCAGTTCGCTCAATGTCAATCATCATATAGCATTCAGCCACTTCTAACAGGGTCTGGCTATCATCTTCGGAGTAATTAGGGTCTGAGTATACAGTTTCTCCCTGTGCCGTGAACCGGTACTCTTTGGCATATTCATTGGTCAGGTTATCTCCTGAGTTTTCAATAATCTCGGGGTCATAGCCCTGTTCAATCAGCTCTGACTTAGTACGCTGCCGAACGTGAGCAGTGAACCTTGCCTCATCTAAGGACAGGCTGTCGTGGTGCTGGTTTAGCCGGAACTCTTCAGGGGCCACACAATCAACTCTCACCTTGCCATGAGTCTCTGTTACCTCAAGGGTACAGGATATGATGACCTCAGGGGGCATTTGCTGCAGCTGTTGCAGTTGCTGACCCAGTTGGCTCAGTTGCTGCATAATCTGCTGTTTCATCTGTGGTTCGACTGCCTGCTTGGCCTGTTGCATCATCTGCTGACCCTGCTGCTGCATCTGCTGCATGATTTGCTGCCGTTGCTGCATGGCCATCTCATCCACTTGCTCATCTATCTCAACAAGCTCGACCTCGTCATATTGCAGTATCATCTCTAAGTCTTGTCTGCTTAGCCCATCATACTGCTCTGTCTTGACCTTATCGGTTTCGTCATAATAAATCTTAAAGATACCGTTCTTCTGCAGCAGGGCATCCTTGACGAACTCATACAGGTTCAGGAAGCCCTCGTTCTCTTTCATAAAAGTGTCATGGGTGAACTCAGTTTCCAGCTCAGCCTGCGCCTCATCATCCTCGGACATGGCGTCAAATTCAATGACTGGACCCTTGGCCACAAGCGCTTTTACAATCTGGGGGAGTATCCATTCAATGGCGTCGGCGACATCGGTGCTGACAATCTGACTGCGGCCTTCCTGCTCATCTCCCCGGGGGTTGCCAAGGTAGTAGTCCAGTGATTCCTCGAAATTTCCGTCCAGCTCTGTGGTGAAGGTGCCAGTGGATGACTGTATCATCTCAGCGCCTACAATGGTGAGAATATCATCATCACTCATAGGACCTTCATCCTCATCAGGCTCGGCATTAGCCATGTCCTGTTCCTGTCCCATGTCGCCCTGTGTGGCCAGTAGTTGGGCAATCTCATCAATCGCTGTGCTCATATCTTGTCCCCTGTATCATTGTATTCTATGGGTGGCGCATCTATAGCACTTAGCGCATATGCCCGGTCATTGTCACTCATGGTAGCATACTCTTCCGAGGTACGCTGCAGCTTGCTGCGTCGATAGCCCTGCCCCTTAATTTTCTTGGGAGCTTTCTTAGCGGGTTTGGCAATCATATGTGCTCACTCGCCTCGTTGTACTCAATGTCCTCACTCCAGCTCTGGAACTCAGTCTCAGGCTCTGTTACAGCCAGATATCTCAGGGAGTCTGCAAAGTCTGACGTCCAGTCATGCAATGGCTTATTATCAAACACCTTACGCTCTTCGTTATACTTTGTCCTGTATCGCTTCAATGCCTTGATACCATCTTTGCATTTAGTCTTGTCGAAGTAGCATCGTGACAGGAACGTCTTGGTTGCCCGGATACCATCATCAAGGCCGACGCCCTCATGTATGCCCGGTGCTATGCTCACATTGAAGCCAAGGTTCACGAACACCTCGCTGCGCTTCAAGCCGGTAATCATGCCCCTGACCCTGCCATCATGGGGCAGGACTATCTGGCTTATGATGTAGGGCGAGTCAATCAGCATCTTAGCAATAATCTGCAGGTTTGTCCCTTTGAACTCCCAGCAGTCGATAAGATACACAGCTGTTCCATTCCTCTGGGCAAACCAGAGTATCATACTGTCCCCCATGCCAAGGTCAAAGCTGACCTGAACTGACAGGTCCGGGTTGTATGGTACGTCAGTTACCCGGCCCTCTTCCACAGCAGTAAGCATCTGGGTCGCATAGTACGCCCCTTTGATAGCCTTACGCGGCTTGCCCAGCCATACGTGCTTATAATCCTCGAAGTCCTTCTGCTTAAGGTACTCCATCTCAAGGCGCAGGACTTCAGGGAACCATGGATTAAGGTGATAGTTCACCATGACAGAGTAGCAGTCTGGTGGCGGGTCTTCTACGAACCGCAGCCATGTCTCATCAAGGTCATCATCAGGGTTGAAGGATATCCATATCTCACTGCCGGGGGCACGTATCGTTGGAATTAGGACATCCCAGCTGCGCTTAAGAATTTTTTCAGCCTCCTCAGCCCAAACGATAGTGATACCTTCCATTGATTTTATCTTGGTGACGTTGGACTTGAGGCCCTCGAACAGGAACACTGACCCCGTGGTCAGGCAGGTTATCTTCTTGGCCTGTATCTCGAAGGCCTTGGTCAGACCCATGCGGTGTATCTGTGTCTCAAGTAGTGCAAGGACTGACTCGTCAATAGAGGTCTGCAGCTCGAACCTCGTCCTCCATAGGCTACCTTGTACCGGTGCGGCTCAAGGAACGGCACCAGCTCATCAATGGTCTCAATGTTTAACTGGACCAGCTGAGGTATCGGCGGGTTCAGGTCGAGGGGCTGCTCATCAAAGCCGGTTATCCACTTGGGGACAGGCACTTGCATGGGTACACCGGTTATGAACTCCGGCAATACCTCAGCAGCTGACCCCATTGGATAGCTCATGTAGTGCCGCTCGGCCAGTCATCATCATCATCATTCATAAACTCTTCCAGCCATGTCCCTGCTGCTATGAGTGCTGCAGCTATCCCAATAATCAGGATGGGAAAGTACCAGTGCTCTGTCATCCAATCAATCATCGTCATTAGCCCCCAAAGTGTACTATAAACGCCACAATTAGTATGGTCACAAATATAATATCAGCAGTCATCTTCAAAGGCCTCAGGTCGTATGATGGTGTATGTTATGGCCTGTGGCA